AAGATCAACTCAGTTTATTCTGAGTTTTTGTGGGACCTTGGTGGAATTGGTAGACACACAGGACTTAAAATCCTGAGACCATCGCGGTCGTGAGGGTTCGACCCCCTCAGGTCCTACTAAATAAATCTAAAAATAATCTTTATCATGTCTGAGAAAAACGACCAACAAAATATCGATCAAGATCTGATAAATTTTGCAAATGATCTCGCGGAAAAATTTATAAGTTCCAATCCCAGTCTCGATGAGATTGATTCTTTCGCGGATGAAATCAATCGACCACGACCAATTACCTCCTATTACGAAGATAATAAAAGAGCAAAAGAAGAAAAACCTAAAGATTCTCAAATTCGTTGGCCGAGAGAAGATAGTCAATACACGGCCAATGCAAAAAAATCACTCAAAGCAACCAAAAAAGCTTGGTACAAAAATCATATTCTTGTTCCAAAAAATGTTCAACAAGAACGAATGAAAATTTGTGAAGGTTGTTATCATTTTCAAAAAGGAGTTAAATTCTGTTCATCATGTGGATGTTTTTTGGTTCCAAAAACTTCACTGTCAATGACATTTTGTCCAATGCATCTTTGGGGACAATGGGATCCTGATGATATTGAAGTCTCGGAATGACTTAAAACTTGCCCTGGTGCGCCAGTCTCGGGATGACTTTAAAAGCGCCCTGGTCGGGAACCCCTTCCCTGGGTCTTTATGACCCACTTGCCCTTGTAGCTCAGTGGTAGAGCAGCTGTCTTGTAAACAGCAGGTCGTCCGTTCAAATCGGATCGGGGGCTCCACGAGGAGTAGCTCAGTTTGGTAGAGCACTGCTTTTGGGAAGCGAGAAGTCGCAGGTTCGAATCCTGTCTCCTCGATTCATAATTGTCTAAATATAAGGAGAAGAAATCTTGTACGCCGCAGGATAGCGAAATGCCTTTAAGTAGACTAGAGAATTTCCTTAAGAACGTTGAAGGTAACATTCTTTATGTAAACCCAACCGATCTTGATGCAACTGATAGTATTGAGAATCAGGGTAACTCTTTAACGAGGCCTTTCAAGACTATTCAGAGAGCGTTACTGGAAGCTGCTAGGTTCTCATATCAGATCGGACAAAATAATGATAAATTCAACAGAACTACCATTCTGTTGTATCCTGGTATTCACGAAATTGATAACAGACCAGGATTCAACGTAGTAAGATCTGGCGCTTCTGCAATTTACCGCGATAGAAATGGTAATGCTCAGACACTTGAACAACTAACAGACGAAACTGTTTATAATCTTAATGATCCATCCAACGAACTTTACAAGTACAACTCTGTAGAGGGTGGTACGATTGTACCCCGTGGTGTATCTCTTGTTGGTCTTGATCTTCGTAAAACCATCATCAGACCAAAATTTGTTCCTGCTCCTGATGATGATGCAATCCTTCGTTCTGCCATCTTCCGTGTAACTGGTGGATGTTACTTCTGGCAGTTCACTATTCTTGATGGTGATCAAAACAGTTCTGTCTATAAGGACTACACCGCAAACAGATATACACCTAACTTCTCTCACCACAAACTGACTGTATTTGAATATGCAGATGGTGTGAATGGTGTTGGTATTGGTACATCTACCAGTACCACTGACCTTGACATGTACTACCATAAGATCCAAAAGGCTTATGGTGACAGTTCTGGTCGTGCAATCACTGACTTCCCAACAGTGGTTGACATGCAACCAAAACTGCCAGAATATGAGATTGTTGGCCCAGTATTTGGTGACAATGTTGGTATTACCAGTATTCGTGCTGGTTCAGGATCGAAGACTAACACATCCACAACCATCACTGTTGATTGTAATACCCCTCACAATCTTGTCGTAGATAGTGCTTTCCGAGTATCTGGTGTTAATACATATCCCAACATCTACAACGGTAACTTTGTTGTAACTGGGGTATCTTCGGAACGTATCTTTACTTATAGGGCTTCATCTCCACCTTTAGATGGATTACCACTTCTGGACGGTGATGAACAAGTTATCGGTGACACTGACACAGTATCTGGTGCATCACCATATATCTTTAACATCTCTCTGAGATCTGTTTTTGGTATGTGTGGTATGCACGCCGATGGATCTAAGGCCACAGGCTTTAAGTCCATGGTTGTTGCACAATACACTGGTGTTGGACTCCAGAAGGATAATAATGCCTTCTTACTCTATAACTCAACGACAGGACAGTATGACACAAATGCTACTGTAGCTGACAGTGAAAAACCACTGTATATCAATACCAATGCGATTTACAGACCATCTTATGAGAACTATCATGTAAAGGCTTCCAATAAGTCAGTTCTTCAGGTCGTATCCGTTTTTGCTATTGGTTATGCCCAACACTTCTTGGCTGAGTCTGGTGGTGACATGTCCATCACCAACTCAAACTCAAACTTTGGTGCAAAAGCTCTGATTGCTGGTGGTTTCCAAGACGAAGCCTTCAACAGAGATAACAAAGGATACATCACTCACGTTGTTCCTCCACAAAGAATTGAGAAGTCTGAAAGGGCCGTTGAGTGGTTACCCATCAACGTTGGTTTGACAACCAATCCTGTTGGACTTGGAACTACCTCTAAGATTTTCATCGATGGATTTACAGATCCTGATGTTCCACCATCTGTTGTCATTGAAGGATTCAGAATTGGTGCAAGATCTACATTCAGTCAGGATAAACTTTGCACAAATCCAGATCTGATCAAAGTATCTGTTGCTGGTGTTGGAACATTCTCCGCACCAATCAAGATGCTCAACTCTGATGGAAGTGAAGGTCCATCAAGACTGAAAGAATTTACTGTTGGATTTGTTGGTGCTGCAAATAGCATCTCTAATAGCATCTTCACACTTCAGACCGCTCACCAACTCTATGCTGGTGAGAGTGTTCGTGTCATCTCTGACGATGGTTCTCTGCCTGACGGCCTTGATAGTAATGAGATTTACTATGCCGTAACTAATGACTCTACAAATGAAACTCTGAACTCGGATCAGATCAAACTTGCAAGAACAGAAAACGAAGCTATTCTTGGTGGATCTGGTAACTTCATCACCATTTCAAATAATAAGGGTGGTAGACTGAGAATCAACTCTAGGGTATCTGATAAACTTCCTGGAGACTTTGGACACCCTGTTCAGTATGATACTACCAATAACAACTGGTATGTAAATTCAACTGTGAATCCAACAGTAAACAGAATTTACAATGCTCTTGTTACATACAATGATCAGATTGGCCCAAGAACCAACAAGACATTCATTGAAAGAAGAGAAGATACTAGATCTATTAACAACAAGATCTACAAACTTCGTTATGTAATTCCAAAACAGTATCAAGAGGCAAGACCTCCTATCCCTGGATATGTAATCCAAGAATCCAGTACAGTTGGTGTTACCACTGCAACTGATTTTACTGATAACATTCCAAACGCCACAGTACAGAGAAATCTCCGTATTCTGAAGAGTATTGATAGAGACTCAAACACTGGTGTTACCACCATTGTAACTGAGAAACCACACAACTTTAGAGTTGGTGATGAAGTCAGAATGCTCAACATCAAGAGTTCTGGAAATACTGTTGGTGCGGCCGATACTGGATACAACATCACTAGAAAGGTTGTTGGTATCACAAGTTCCAAGGGTATTGAGGTTAATTTTGCAAATGATCCTGGATCTTTCATCAATAATCTGTCTACTAGAAACTCTGGTCTTCCCACCATTGCCAAGAAGACTTCGAAGGAGTCATACACTGTTTACAGAGTTGAAACCTTAAAACCACACGAATACAACAAACAGGATGGTGTTTATCACCTGATCTGTGTTGACAGTAGTATTTCACCAACTGTCAATGAGTTTAGTTATCAAAGATATAATCAACAAATTGAGAATCTCTATCCTCAATATGATGCAGACAACTTTACGATGGACCCAGCTCCAGCGTCTAGTTTTGCTGTAAACACTCCAGTTGGAAAGGTTGTAACCAACAGTCTCCAGTATAGCCTTACAAAGGAATTCTCTAACAGATATGCAGTAACTGCTGGTACTGGTATTGCTATCACGTTCGCTGAGGGTTCTACTCAAGGTATTACCACAATCTATACCGATCGTGAGCATAATCTTAACCAGATTATTTCTGTTGGCCTTGGATCAACGGGTCTGAATTATGGTGCTGGTATCTCAACTACTCTCTATAATGCCACTCTGAGATATGCTGGTATTGAGACTGGTAAGGGTGCTACCGCAAATATTGATGTAGACGCCAACGGTGGTATCACTGCAATCACGATTGTTGATGGTGGTACTGCTTATGGCGTTGGTCATACTCTGGAAGTTGTTGGTGTTGAAACCAGTGCAAGTCACATTCGTGGTTGGGTCACTGTTAATAAGACCTCTAATAACCTTGGTGATGCTATTCAGATTGTAGGTGTTGGTACTTCACTTGCGAGATATGTCAGTGGTTACAATGGTATTCACACCATCACTGCAATCAGACCAAGAGAAATTGAGTACAACAATGGATTCTGGCCTGGTTATTATGATGTGAATACTGTTGGTATGCAGACAGGATTCATGATGTATGCTGGTCCTGTACCAGATGTTACTAACATTGTTTACTCTTCTGCTGCAACTGGTATCGTAACAGTTACCACGGCCGGTGCTCATGGACTGAACGTAAATAATCCATTCAAGATTGTTGGTGTTGCACAGACAATCTACAATGTTGAGTCTGTTGTTAAGGAAAGAGTTGGTGTCAACACCTTCACATTCCAGTTCACCGATATCTTCACTCCTGCGACATATACTTCGGGTGGTTCAGTTCTCCCAATCAACTATGGTGCTCGTGGTGGTATCACCGAACCAGGTAATGAAAGAGTTGCACAAAGACATGTTCCATTTAGAGTCGGTGTTCAAACTGCACTGTCCTCTGGAAACCTTAACAGTACATCAACTACTCTTACTCTGACTGATAGTTCTGGATTCCAGAAAGGTGACTACATCCAGATTGATGGTGAAGTTATTCGTGTCTCTTCTAACTTTGCTTCCAACTCTGCGACTGTATTGAGAGGTCAACTTGGTACTAGATCTGCCGCGCACGATGGTGGATCAATGGCCAAGAAGATCCGCATTATTGCAACTGAGAAGAGAAGACATTCAATTCTTCGTGCATCTGGTCACACATTTGAATATCTGGGTTATGGACCTGGTAACTATTCCACAGGTCTTCCACAGAAACAGAGTAGAGTTCTTTCGAAAGAAGAACAGTTCCTCTCACAGTCAGTTACGCCAAACGGTGGTGCTGTAGTTTACACTGGTGTTAATGACACTGGTGACTTCTACATTGGTAACAAGATTGTAAACTCTCAGGATGGAACCGAGAGTACATTCAACATTCCAATTCCAACCGTAACTGGTGCAAGTGAGGACGCTGCTGGTGCTGCTACAAGACTTGACGTTATCTTCGATAGTGTCAACATTCGTGAGGGTCTGGCCGTTGATGGAAACAACAACACAACGGTAAGAATCAACGCACCAACCACGATTTCCGAAAAACTGACAACAACAGGAACCGATGGTATTGAAGCTGTTCAGGTTCAGATCAATGGTGGTCTGCCTGAAAACAGAACAATCACATACTCCTCTACTAAACCAACCAATGCTGGAACTGCTGGTGACATCACCTTCAACTCCAACCCAAGTTTCGGCCAATATCTTGGTTGGATCTACACTCAGGAAGGATGGAAGAGATTCGGCCTGATCTCTACTGAGGTTGATGAAACTAAACTGAGTCTCCAAACAGTTGGAGTTGGATCTACTGGTGCTGGTAGAATTGGAGCACAACCTGGACTTGATGTTCGTGGTACTATTGTTTCTGATGCATTTGTTTGTGCTGGTGTTTGTACATTCTCTGGTACAACAACATTTGCTTCGATTACATTCTCATCTGCAACGATCGGTGTTGGTACAGTAACTGACAGATTCAATGCCGTCGGTTCTGACATGATTGTTGGTGTTGCGTTCACCTCTAATGGTCCTGCAACATTCGGTGATGATGTTAGTGTTGCTGGTAACCTGACAGTAACAGGTGACATCAGTCTTGATGAGGCCAACCTCAGAAACTTGAACGTCACTGGTATTGGTACAATCAATGACCTCAGAACCAATGGATTGAGAGTTCTCGGTGTTACTACATCCAGAACAATTCAACCACAAACCGATAGTTCATATGATATCGGTACTAACACTCTCAGATATAACAGAGGTTACTTCGACTTCTTGACTGTTGGTGGTGCAACTCTTGATAATGATGGTCTGAACATTCCATCTGGTGATACATATCAGATCAACGGAACTCAGGTTCTGTCTAATAGTACACTTGGATCTGGAGTTGTTAATTCAAGTCTGACAAGCGTCGGTAACCTCAACAGTCTGGGTGTCGTTGGTAACGTTACGGTTGATACCAATACTTTCGTAGTCAATGCTTCTACAAATCGTGTTGGTATTAAGAAGGCCTCACCAAACTATCCCCTAGATGTTGATGGTGACATTAACATCAGTGCTGGTTCTGAATACAGAATCAATAACGAGGTTGTATTCCCATCATATATCAGACCAGTATCTGAAGGTAAGAAGGTTGGTTTGCACACGCACGCTGGTTTCGGTGCTGCTGTAAGTGATGCTGACTTTGTTGGATCGGGTGCTTGGAGGGCATCACTTCAGGTTGGTGCTGGTGCTTCTGTATTCTATGTTGGTGCTGCTTCAACTGCAAAGGTTGGTGTTGGTATCGCACAACCAAGAGCAACTCTTGACGTTGGTGGTAAGTTGGCCGTCAATGGTGATGAACAATATGTTGACACATACGGTGTTATTAAGGTTGGAAGACAATCAATTAGTGAAAACATTACGATTTACTCTCAACTCCGTGGTAGAGACTTCAATACATACTCTGTAGGCCCCATCACAATCGATAGTGGGTATACGGTTACTATTGAAAGTGGAGCAACATGGAGAATTACCTAAAGGATATCGTTAAAGATTTTAACGTCCAACTTGAAAAAGTACAACATGAAGTTTTTCATCTTGAAGATCAACTAAATAAAAAGAAGGAACATCTTCTAAAACTCCAAGGTGGATTGGAAACCCTTTCCATCTTGGAACAGAAGGTTTCTGCATCGATAAATATCGATGATTAGGTAGATACCACTCTAGGATCAAATGGCATCCAATATCCGTTTTAAGAGATCTTCAGTTGCTGGTAAGGTCCCAACTACAGCACAACTGCCAGTTGGCGAACTTGCAATGAACACCAATGACGGTGTTCTATGGATGCAAAACGAAGGCAGCCGAATCTTAAACATTAGAGCTGGTGCTGCTCTTACCTCTGGTAAGTACATCTACGTTTCTACCTTCGGTGATGATACAAATAATGATGGATCTGCCCCAAACCTTGCTTATCGAACAGTAAAGGCCGCAGTTGGGGTTGCTACAGATGGCGATACCATTGAGGTTGCACCAGGCACATACTTAGAAAATAATCCAATCGTAGTTCCTCCCCTTGTTGCCATTCAGGGTGAGGATCTCAGATCAACGGTCCTTGCCCCACAAAATACGGGTCAGGACTTTTTTCATGTCAATAACGGTGTCCACATTACAAACATCAGTTTTACTGGTGCTGCAAGTACAGGTGCTGTTATTGCATTTGATCCTAATAGAGTTGGTGTTGTAACTCAGTCACCATACATTCGTAACTGCACAAACTTCATTCCAAATAGTATTGGTATGAAGATTGATGGTAGTCTGAGGATGGGTAACAATGGTGTCAACGGCTCAATGGTTGTTGACTCATATACTCAGTACAACTTGAATGGTATTGGAGTTTCCATTACCAATAAGGCCTACGCACAGTTGGTTTCTATCTTTACCATTAACTCTGGAACTAGTATCTTCTGTGGAACTGGTGGTCAGTGTGATATTACTAACTCAAACTCTTCATTTGGTCAGTTTGGTTTAGTTTCTGATGGTGTAAGTCAACTTCAATATACTGGTATTAGCACTACTGCAACTTCTGGTGTTGGTAGTGATAGACTTAGAGTTCAACTTGATAATACAAAAGGATTTGAAATTGTTGGATTCGATTATGATCCTGTCACTGGATATTCCACTGTAACTACTAGTGAGGCTCACAACCTTGTAGTTGGTTATGCTGCGACTCTGAGTGGTATTGGATTTACTTGTCCAGTAAGTTACGGATCAACACAATCCATCACTGGATTTGTTTATGATTCTGCTACTGGATTGTCCACAATCACCACATCAAATGATCACAACCTAGTTGCTGGTAATAACTTTAAACTCGCTGGACTTGCTTTCACTTGTCCTGGTGGTTCTGGTATTACTACAACTGTGTTCCCTGATGGAACTCAGGGTTACATGTTCAAGGTGAATACATCTGTTAGTCCAACATCATTTACTGCGTATGTTGGTGCTTCTGGTATCACTCACACATATACTTCAGGAACTGGTATCATCCGTACTGGTATTAACACTGACGTATTCCCTGATCCAAACATTGAACCTGGTAAGTCTGGATTTGTATTTGATGTAGTTGGTGCATCTTCTACTACATTTAACATCTACTCTGGAATCTCATCGATTCCTCATACATTTGTTCAGGCCGGTATTCGTACCGTTACCAACTTCATCTATGACAATTCTACTGGACTTTCGACAGTTACTGTCAGCAGTCCACACTTCCTGAAAGTCGGTGATAATGTAAAACTTTCTGGTATTGCATTTACATGTTCTGATGAACATGCTGGAGTTACAACTACAATCTTCCCAGATGGTAGTTCTAGATATGGATCAATCTTCACTGTAACTGGTATCACCAGTACAACATATACGATTGATGTTGGTATCTCCACCATTGGTCACACTTATGATAGTGGTGGTACATCCAGAAAAGCTGCAACCGCAAAACTTTATGCAAACCGCCCTTATGATGGTCAGGTAGTTTACTTCGACACTCTTTACAATCAACTTGACAAGATTGATGTTATCTTCCCAGGTGAAGGATTCCAGTCTACTCCAACAGTAACTGTATCTGATCCTGAGGGTCCAAACGGAACCACAGCTACTGCTGAGGCCACCGTTGAAAATGGAAAGATTAAAGAGATTGTTGTTACCAACAACGGTTCACAGTACGTTGCCAACCCAACAATTACCATCACAGGTGGAAGTCCCACAATCGGTGCTTCTGTCACAACAGGCCTGAGACCACTTTACTACACTGTTGAGTCTGCTACTCAACCAGATGCCTACACAGGTATCTCAACAGTCGTGTTTGATCAGGTTCTAAATAATGCAGTTGGTGTAGGAAGTACAGTCTACTTCCATCAGGTAAGTCTTTGTCTTGCATCTTCTCATTCGTTTGAGTGGATTGGATCTGGTGGTGATTTAGCTGGTTCTCGTCCTAGACTTGGTGGCGTCGGTATACAGACTGCCGAGGTCGTCAAACGAAATGGTGGAATTGTTGTTTACACATCTACAGATCAATCGGGTAACTTCCGAATTGGTGATGATGTTAATATCAACCAAGTTACAGGCACTATTACTGGTAGAGCCTTTAGTCAAAGTCTGTTAAATACAGTAACACCTCTCATCATCGCTCTGGAAGACTAAAAAATGGCGATTACCCCGTTAAATGTATTCAAAAACATTAGACATAATGTAACTGATAGTACGGTTGGCATTTACACTGCTCCTGCTAACGTTGCATCTATTGTTTTGGGTGCTTACGCTGCAAACGTTTCTGCCGGCATTGCGACCGTCACTGCTCATCACTATAGAAGCACTGATGGCCTTGGTGAGCTAACTATTTTAAATGGAATCAAGATTCCTGCAAATGATACTCTTTCCATGTTAGATGGAAAGTTGATTCTTGAAACTGGTGATGAATTTAGAGTCAGTGCTGCTGCAAATAGTACCGTAGAACTTACGCTGAACATCCTGGAAACCGCTAAACAGTAATAAAAAATGCCTAAGTTTATTTCTGGTCGCGTACCTGTTAATGGTCCTGGCGCAGCGGCGACGGACAGACACACTTTCCTTGGACTGGAAGATGCCGAACCTAACCTAGGCTTGGCCACTGCTGATAATTCTCTTGTCGGCACTGGCACTGACGGTACTAGAACGATTTCCGACACTCCGACTGTCGGTGGTATAAACGCGACTGGAATTGTAACCGCGGCCACTGTTAATGGTGAAACCATTGATGCGGGAACAAATTTATATGCTGCGTCTGGTGTTGTAACCTCTTTAACTGGTACAGCTGCAACTATTACAACAGTTGATGCAACCACACTTGACGCTGGATCAAATCTTTACGCAGTTGCTGGTGTTGTAACCACACTGACATCTACCGATTTTGTTGGTACTGCCGCAACTATTTCAACACTGACCGTTGCTACTGGCATCATTACCACTGTCAATGCTGAGACAGTAGATGCTGCAACGAACTTATATGCCGTTTCTGGTGTTGTAACTTCTTTAACTTCAACTGATTTTGTTGGCACGGCTGGAACGATCACCACGTTCACCGCCACAACTGGTACGATCAGTACAGTTACAGCTGCAGTGGGGATTATTACAACGGTTGATGGTGAAACCGTTGACGCACAAAACTTATATGCTGTTTCGGGTGTTGCAACTCACCTGACAATAACTGATACTGTTGGTACTGCTGGTACATATACAGATTTTGAGGCAACTAGATTAACATTTACCGACTCTGTTGGTACTGCGGCCACAGTTACAAATCTTACTCTCTCAACTCTTACTGCTGCTGAGGGTACTCTTAACATTGACGCTAACGTTGTTGATGTAAGTGATCAACTCTATGTTGTAACTGGTATTGTTACTGACCTTGATGTTGATAGAGTTGTTGTTAGTGGTGGTGCCACCTTTGTTGGTGTTGCCACTTTTGCCAGTGACATCTACGTTTTTGGTGGTGTTAGAGACGGTGAAGGGGAGATCGGTGCTGCTGGTCAGATCCTTCAATCCACTGGAACTGGAGTCAACTGGGTCAACTTCCGTGATGCTGGTATCACGATTAGAGATGAAGGTGGTGTAGTTGGTACTGCTGCTAGTGTTACTAGCATTAACTTTGTTGGTACTGGTATTACTGCTACCGCAAGTGGCATTGGTGCTACGATTACTATTGGTGCTCTTGATGCTGCATCTGGCAATGACGGTGAGATTCAATACAATAATGGCGGAACTCTTGGTGGTGCCACTGCATTTGTATTCAACGATCTGAATGGACACGTTGGTATTGCAAGTACAAATCCAGTAAATGTCTTATCCATTGGTGGAACTACAAGAGTTCATGGTGACATTTACGCACAGAGACATTTCACCACAGTACCAACGCCGACTCAGGCCTTAGAACTCACTTCTAAGTCTTACGTTGATAGTATTCAAGCAGGTATTGTTATTAAGGCTGCTGTATCTGCGGCAACAACTGAAGCACTGTCTGGGGTTGCTTATGATAATGGTATCGATGGTATCGGTGCATCGCTGTTCGCCACCTCTAATGGTAGTATTCAGGGAGTATTTGATAGTGTAACTGGTCTTGAACTTCAAGACCGTATTATGGTTAAGAACCAGGGTGAGAGTGGTGTAGGAAACACCGCTCACAATGGTATCTACGAGATTTCAAGAATTGGTTCTGGTTCTACGTCTTGGGAAATCACAAGGGTAACTGACTATGACCAACCCGATGAAGTCGTTGCTGGTGCCTTTGCGTTCGTAATTGAAGGTCCTATCAACCAAGGTAACGGTTTCGTTCAGTTGACGAAGGGCCCAGTTGCGATTGGTACTTCTGCGATTGAATACACTCAGTTTACTGCTCCTGGTGAAGTAGATGCTGGTGATGGTCTTACAAAGACTGCAAACACAATCGATGTTGTAACCGCCGACGCTGGTAGAATCGTTGTCAATCCAGATAGTATTGACCTTGCCACTACATCTGCTGCATCAACATCAGTATCGACTGGTGCCACGACGTTTATATCTGCGATAACGTTTGATGGTTATGGTCGAATAACGGGACTTGTAACAACAAATCAGATAACCAGGGCCACAAGTTCTACTCATGGTGTCATTACAGTTGGAACTGGTCTTGATGTAACCAGTGGTAATGTCACACTCTCCCTGTTCCCAGACTTTACTAACGTAAATGTAACTGGTATCACTAGTGCATCTGTTGGTGTTATTACTAGTGTTCAGGCTGAATCACTGAATGTTACTGGTGTTTCTACATTTGGTAGTAACGTAAATCTTGGTGACAGTGATGAGCTGAGAATCGGTGATGGTAACGATCTCAAACTTTATCATAACGGAACAAACAGTATCATCGAGAATAATACTGGTGAACTGATTGTTCAGGGTGATGGTATTACTTTCAGAAGTGATACTGGCAATGAGAACATGTTGCAGATGGACCTCAATGGAGGGCTCACTGCATACTATGATCAAGTAAAGAGATTTGAAGTTCTTGGTTTCGGTGTTTCAACATACGGAACAACATTTACTAATGCACTGAGAGTTGTTGGTGTTGCAACCGTTGGGGCTACATTAGAACTTGATTCATTCCTGAAAGACCGTTATAACCAAGTTGGTGCTGCAACATCAGTTCTGATTGGTGATCCAAGTGGTGTTAAGTGGGAGAGTATTGCTACTGCTGCACTGCAAGGTCCTCAAGGTCCTAAGGGTCAGAAAGGTGAAAAAGGAGAGAAGGGTCAGAAAGGTAACACTGGTGATCAAGGTGAAAAAGGTCAGAAGGGTACATCTGGTCCTCAGGGTGAAAAGGGTCAGAAAGGTGCTCAGGGTGATCAAGGTCCTCAGGGTCCACAAGGTCCCCAGGGTCCTGCTGGTCCTCAAGGCCCTGCTGGTGTTGCTGGTCCTCCAGGCCCTCAGGGTGCAACAGGTCCTCAAGGTCCTACTGGCGCAACAGGTCCTCAAGGTGCGACAGGTCCTCAGGGTGCCGTCGGTCCTACAGGCCCTGCTGGTGAGAAAGGTCAGAAGGGTGTTGAAGGTTCCAAGGGTCAGAAAGGTGAACTTGGCCCTCAAGGTCCTACAGGTCCTCAAGGTACTAAGGGTCAGAAAGGTGCTGCAGGTCCCACAGGTCCCACAGGTCCACAAGGCCCTGCTGGTCCTACAGGTCCACAAGGTCCTCAGGGTACGAAAGGTCAGAAGGGTGCTCTGGGTCCAGCAGGTCCCACAGGTCCTACAGGTCCACAAGGCCCACCAGGACCCGTTGCTGGTAGTAACCAACAACTGATTTATAACAACAATGGTTCACCTGGTGGTGCAGGCAACCTGACTTATGATGGAACTTCACTGTTATTCAGTGTTCTCCGTTCCAGACATAGTGGTGGTGATTCTAACCGTGCCGTTGGATCTTATTCATATGCTATCTTCCAAGAAGATGGTGCATGGTCCAACCCATTCCCAGACCTTGCAATTAACTACCATACTGGTATTAGTTTTGGTGCCAATAATGGTTACCAAGGTTATAGATTCTGGAATGACTACAATGATCGTTCCAACCTGAGATTCCAGATTAACGGTTCTTCCAATTATACTTACAAGTATACTTGGTTGAAGACCAACACTACTGGTTGGTATAGTGATACTAATGGTTTCCACATAGAACCAAATACTCAGACCTCTTATGGTTCCATGAATGTTCGTGGATCCAGAAGTGGTTGGTATGGTATTAGTTTCCATGAGGCAGGGAATGATCCTCATGTCATGTTTGATAGTTCTGGAAATGGTGGTTTCTATAATCAAGGTGGCGGTAGATGGCACCATTATTACCACCATGGTAATAACTGCGTTGGAATCATTGGATCTACAACATCATCTACATATGAACTTTATGTTTCAGGTGACATTTATGCAACTGGTACGATTACTGCTGCATCTGATGTTAGACTCAAGAGGAACATTGAAACCATTGAGAGTCCATTAGATAAGGTTCTCAAACTTCGTGGTGTTACTTTCGAATGGGATCTTACAAAGGCTAAGAACCGTAAAGAAGGAACCAAGATGGGTCTGATTGCTCAAGAAGTTGAGCAAGTTGTTCCTGAAGTTGTGACTTATGCTGAGGACGTTGATGAGTATTCTGTTGAGTATGCTAACCTGACTGCACTCTTGATTGAGGCTGTTAAGGAACAAAACGATGTGATAAATACTTTGAGAACTGAACTTGACCAAATTAAAAAACAGTTAGGAGAGTAAGATGGCCCTTTTGCGAGATTTTGAAGTTCCTGGTACTGGATTAGTCGCACCTGATGCGTACCATGTCATCAATAATGTGAAAACTGAAAAGCGAATGGCCGACATTGAACTGCCTCCCGATTCGAGTCGGGAGGATGGTTTGACTGATGGTGATAGAGGTGATGAAGTCTATTGGAAAAAAGGCTACATTGGTTATATCTCTGTTCTTGTCTATGTTTCTAAAGAAGCAAGAGACAATGGAAATCATGCCATCGGACACTTTGGTGAGTTTCCAACAGAGGGTGCTCCTAACGGTCTCTTTACAGATGGAACTGCTTTCCAAATGATGTTCAGAATTGATCCAGATAGTTCTGATTCAATTCTAACTCAAGCATATAATCATTTGTTATCTACTGAATACTATTCTGGATCGGAGCAAGTCTAATGGCAGTTGTCATCGGTGCCGGTAGTGGTGGTAACATCATCTACAATGGTCAGACCATCACAGGTAATACAACTATTTCCACTGGTAATAACTGGGCTAGTATTGGCCCAATTACTATAAATAGTGGAGTAACTGTTACTATTAACAGTAGCGCAGTTTGGAGAATTATTTGATTACGAATTATGAGCATACTTAAAGTAAATCAAATTCGCAGTCCGAAGAACGGCAGCATCCTCTTTGATGAAAATGCTGTTTTGCTTCAAATGACGCGGATGCGTTATGATTCTAGAACTTCTGTGTCCAGTACTGGTCTACAGGAACTGACGTTCTCCAGAATTGCTATCACTCCTAAGAGATCTGATAGTTACTTGATGATCATGTGGCATCTCTCTATTGAGATTCAAAATCATGATACTACTATGAGACTTTTTAAAAATGGCTCTGTCATTACCACTTCGGGTAGAGAGGGATACAATAATAATGTAGGCCAAACGAACTACTCAGGTTATCGTGTTGCGAACTACGATGGTGATGACAGTAGTACGCCACATACATTGACAACAATGTATCACACTCCATCGGAAAATACTTCTGCCAGACACTACTCTATGGGGTTTAGAACTGCTGATAGTAGTTCAAACAAAAATATCTACATCAATAGAACCGTTGGTAGTAATGGTCAAGACTCCCATGAAAATGGCGTCTCAACTGCTGTAATTTACGAGTTTAAGATCACATGAGTACCTTATATACAGACTTCATTCAGAATCGTTCTGGTCAACAGATTCTACCTCCTAGAGGGAATGTTGTACAAATGAGGTACAATAGGCTCGATAGTAGAGGTGCCATCACTTTCCACTCTAGATCTTTCGAGAACAACAGTGGACGGTTCCCTATGAACGTCACTCTACAAAACATCACAAGTCCAGACAACTTAGCTTTGATTATCTGGCAAATCAGTTGGGAATCAAACTGTGGTGGTGACCAAGGATTTGTTGTTCTAAGAAACGGTCAGTTTGCACCAAGAAATGTCCAGACAGAAGCTAAAGGTTTTGAAGGATATTGGGACATGACATTTGCTGCTGGCCATGATGGTGATGACAGTAGTACGCCACATACCCAAACCATGACTTACCTTGGCAGAATCGGTAAGACTGGTAATGTAGATTATCAGTTGATGATCCGAAATGGGTCTGATGGACAGTGTAATAACTTCTATTACAACAGACCTGTTGGTAATTCAGGTAGTAATAACAATGAGGTTGGTGTGAGTTCTGTAGTTGCTTTTGAGATTGCTAATGACGGTCTCTACAGCGCTGACTAATCATAGGAGGTAAAACCAATGTCAATGCAGAATTATCTTAGGGTAGACGAGATCAGAGACACAAGTAACAGATCTTGTGTTGTAAGTGGTTACAACAACATTGTAGACACCGACTATATTGCAAGTACAAATAGAACGAAATATACTGCTCAAAATGGTGGTAGTGGAACTAGACTTGTTGATTTGATTCTTAAAGTCCAACCAAAGAAAACCAGTAACATCATTATGTGTCACTGGTCTTTGATGCATGAGTTCCATCACAATATGGTGTTTACTATTCAGAAAAGAGTAAACAAGGGTAGTTGGGGTCTGGTTACATCTCCGTCTAATGAGAGAGGTTACAACAGTGATTCGGGTAACAATAAGTGGTCTGGTTATGCAGTCTCTCCTTATGACCGTAACGATGACAGTACGGCCCAGATGACAATGTTCACTTATCCTTTCGTTGCTGCAACAACGAACTTGGTTGAAATTGCCGTTGCTGTTAAGTCATCTGGTGGCCAAGAGTGGGGTGCTCTTAATTCTACTAGAGGTGCCTGGGGTCAGGGTGGTCATGAATCTGGTCAATCTGTTGGTTGGCTTTGGGAATTGGACACCTAAATAAATTCAGGAAATTAGTTCTTTCTTTTTTATTACAATGCCTTCACTAACTAGAAGAAAAATCTTTTCAGCGTGTCCAGATATTACCACTGCTGTTTCAGCGTTGAGACCTGGAGCATCATTTGCTGTTGAGTATCACGATGATGATACTGCCGATTATGACAGCATCCAATGGTACGAAGAAAACACTCAAGAGATTCCTACAAGACAAGAAGTTCTTGCAAAACTCGATGAGTTGAGAGCTGCATGGAATGCTCAAGAGTATTCTAGAACCAGATTTTCTGAATATCCTCACGTTGAAATTCAATTTGCGTTGTTGTACGATGACATCGCAGCTGGTAAGTTCGGTGAGGATGCCAAGACTGGAGATTGGTTCACCACAATCAAGGCCGTCAAAGATAGACATCCTAGACCTGAGAGTTGATAATTTAATTAGTTCCTGATATAATCTTCGTTATTACATTCGATATACTCCATGATTGAAGACGTTGTTGTTTTTGATAATTGGTATGATAATCCTGATGAAGTGAGAGAATATGCTCTTTCACGAATTAGTGATAGTGATAATGACAAAATCTTATCTGGTGTAAGATCGGATAAGGAGGAGGATGAATATGATTATTACCCTGGTGTAAGAACTAATACCTCTTTGCAAAACCTCCTCTTCAATCTTGAAAAAATTGAAGATAAACTTGACTGTAACATAGATAGGTCAAAGTGGATCGTGGAGAGATTCTGCGACACTTCTGACCTATCTTTGTTTAGTTTTGACTTTGTAAAGGGTCTAATGGTAGTCAAAGAGTTTCCAGACATTCAAGTTAATGTTCTGAATACTGGTTTGGCAGCTAATGGTGCGTTTCAATTTGTTCCAAAAGGTACAAAAACTTGGAATCATTTTGATGACAAGACCACATATGCTGCGGTTGTTTATTTGACTCCCAATCCACCAGAGAGAACAGGTACGAGTTTTTTCAAACGCAAAAAAACAGACAGTACATCTTTTAAGTATGTTGATAATCCTCAGGGTGGTATAATTGCTGAAGATCCCTGGATTGAAAAAGAAGAATCGATCGACCCAAATGCATGGGAAGAAGTTAATACTGTAGAGAACGTTTATAACAGATGCATCATTTACCCTGGAAAACTGTTTCATGCGGCAACGGGATTCTTTGGTGAGACTAATAAAGATTGTAGGTTGACTCAAGTGTTTTTCTTTAATACTAATGATGAAGAATACATCACAAAAGTTGAAAATAGAATCGAATTCCTTGAAAAAAGGTTAGAATTAGAAAAAGAACAACTTGAGAGACTGAAACAACGATGAAGGGTGAATGGGCCATATGGAAAGATGCTTTCTCATCAGAAGAATGTGATAGTATTCTAGAACGTGGTAAGAATCTTCCCGTGAATCAGGCTAATCAGGGTTTGAATGGTGAGAACCCTGATCTGACTTATCGTAGAAGTAAAGTCAAGTGGATGCATGAGGATATATACCGCGATGTATTTGAAAAAATGTGGAGTATGACCAACAAAGTCAACAGAGACTTTTTTGGATTCCACATTGACAATCTTGAGTATATGCAACTAACCGAATATCATGAGGTAGACAAGGGAGAATACAAGAGACATCATGATATTTTTTGGTTGAATGGTCAGGAAAAACAAAGAAAGTTGTCTGTTGTTTTACAACTAACTGATCCTAAAACTTATGAAGGTGGTAGATTATCACTTGAGGTTCAGAATCAAAAACCATTTGATTACTTTGAAAAAGGAACAGTCATTTGGTTTCCATCTTTTGTGGAACATTGGGTGACACCAGTAACAAAAGGTATCCGTAATAGTGTAGTTTGCTGGTTTGAAGGCCCTCATTGGAGATGAGACAAAATATCATTGTCATTGATGACTTTTACTCTAATGTTGATGCAGTAAGAGAGTTTGCACTCTCTCAACCATTCAACGTAACTGGCAATTACCCAGGAGTCAGAACAGAAAACTTTCTGAATGAAAGTACAAAAGAAACAATACAAGACATCTTACTCCCACATGCAGGGAGAGTTATAAACTGGTTAGAAACTAGTGAAGAAGGATACAGTGGTGCATTTCAAATCACCACTGGTTCTAACAAAAGTTGGATACATAATGATGCCTACAATAATTGGGCTGGAGTTCTTTACCTAACACCTGATGCTCCTGTAACAGGTGGAACAGGATTCTTTAGATCAAAACTTGATGGATCATTTACTGGTCCTGATGATCACAAATGTTTCCCAGATGCCCCTAGTGATGTATGGACCAACATGGATATGTGGGACAAAGTTGCTGAGGTTGGAAACGTTTATAATCGAATTGTATTGTTTCGTGCTGATCAGTGGCACACATCTTTAGATTATTTTGGTGAAGACTTTAACACTGGTCGTTTAACACAAGTATTCTTTATTAAGACAGAAAGATGAAAACATTTGTGGTAAGTCTTAAAAGACGACCAGATAGAAGAGAACTGTTCAATAAGAATAATCCATCATTAGAGTATGAAATCTTTGATGCTGTTGATGGCCGTGAGATCAATCACCAGTGGTTGTTGAATAATAACTTTGATACTTACAAGTATTGGAAAGATCCTATCAATGAAACACACTTGACCCATGGTGAGGTAGGTTGTTTCTTGTCTCACTACAGACTCTGGGAGTTGTGTATCAAGATCAACAGGCCAATCATCGTTCTTGAAGATGATGCTATGTTGACTGATAGGTTTTCTATCAAGGAAATTGAAAAAGTTTTCATGCGTGGATACAATTTCTTGTATCTTGGTTACAGAGAGATGAATGTGTCTGAGGATATTGATGACACATTTGTTAGACCCAAGTATCCATATTGGACCGTTGGTTATGCACTCAAACCAGAAGCTGCACGGAAACTGGTAACCAATGTCGCTGCAAAAAATATCATTCCTGTTGATGAGTATCTTCCTTTGATGATGGAGTCTCTGAAGCCAATTGCTTACAGAGAGAATGTTGTCAACCCTATGGGTAGAGATGTCGGTGGTACTGATGTTGATCCATACAATAGATATGATTACTTCCTAGACTTTAGAACTCATTGCATTACAGTCGGTAGTGATGATTCTAAGTGTGAGAAACTACACCACTCATCGGCTCATTATGGATTTGAGTTCTTGAACATTGGAAAAGATGTTGAGTGGAAAGGTACTGACATGTCGGGACCTGGTGGTGGTCAGAAGATCAATCTATTGAAAGAGTTCATTCAAACCATTCCTGATCATGATACAGTTCTATTTGCTGATGGGTATGACACATTTGCAAACGAACTCATCGAAGAGATTGAACGTCGGTTCTTAGAGTTTAACTGTCGAGCACTATTTGCTGCGGAAGAATGGTGTTGGCCTGATGAAAGTCTTGCCGATTCTTTCCCTGAAGCCACAATGGAGTTCAAGGGTAGAGTGCAACCATCACCATACAGGTATTTGAACAGTGGTTTGTTTATTGCTCGTGTTGCTGAACTGAAAAGAATACTTGCAGAACCTATAGAAGACCATGAAGATGATCAACTTTACTATCACAAACAATTCCTGAGTGGTAAATTTGATATTCGTCTTGACACTGAATGTTATGTGTTCCAGTGTTATGATTCTGTTGTATGCAATAGTCAATCAGATTCTTTTAACTTCAATCAACGCAATCAGATATACAATCCAAGAACAGAATGTTTCAGTTGCATGTACCATGGAAATGGTGGTGATGATGCAAAACAACATTTTGAGAAACTATATGCATCGTTCTATGGTAGCCCAATCGTCTACATTCCAACCCATAATTATGAGATCCTAGAAAAGGATATGTTGTTGGTTGATTATCTGACACCAACAATGTGTGACGATTTGATTGACATTGCAGACAAACATGGTGGATGGGGTAGTCTCTCTTATGATAAGTTTCCTGCACAAGAGATCAGACTCAAGGAACTTGGTTTGTGGAGAGAGATGGAAGTTCATTGGAAACGTCATCTGTATCCAGTCATCGAAAAGTATTGGAAACCAATGGAAATGTATGGGATGCGTGATGCATTTGTGATGAGATATGCTATGGATACTCAACGTAAGTTAAATCTTCATACTGATGCATCACTTGTCACTGGATCTGTGAAACTTAATGACAACTATGAGGGTGCGGATTTGGTATTCCCCAGACAGGGTATTTCCAACAAAGATATACCAATCGGTAAATGTATCTTGTTCCCAGGTACAGTCACACACGGCCATGAGTGTACAGAACTCAAGTCTGGAGTTAAGTATAGTTTGACAATGTGGTCATGTAGGTATCCTGGTGACACCGTGTGACGGTCATTCGACTGTCACAAGCCTCTTGACATATACTTCGGACCTAGATATATTAGTCAAGTGTTTCACCTCAGACCAATGACCGAACTCATGCAGAAACGTCGTTATCGCGTTGTTCTGGATCTTGAAATCCTTGATGATAGTCACCCCGAAGAGTTCAACTGGGAAAACATGCTTGACATTGGTGCTGATGAATATGTCAATCTGGTCAGTGTTGAGGAAGAGAACGATAATATCTGGTAAATAGTACGATACATTACAGTTAATTAAAAGGGGATCTCTTTGGTCCCCTTTGTGGTATATTGGCCAAGTCGAGACAAACAAATGAAACTCAGCATCCAAGAGGTTGACGCACTCATTACTGCTCTTCAGTTGATGAATGTGCGAGATCAAAACAATCAAGAGAGGGTAATGAATGTAAAGTATGCAGAGATTACTAAAAAACTTGAAGACTATCGATTCCAAATGACTGCTTTTTGATGAAACTTCTTTTTGTTATTTCTGGTGTTTGGTTTCTACACTGGTTGACTGAGATTCCACTCAAACTAATACAAATGGGTAGTGTGCCAGTCACCTATCCGTCCTGGGGGCCCTTGTGAGGGGGCCCCTTTTCGTGTATATTGGCCATATTGAGACGGAGACCTGATGCAACTGCGACCCCACCAGCAAGATGCTCTGGATGCTATGCTGGTCAATGAAAAGGGTCAGATCATCATCCCTACTGGTGGTGGTAAGACTCCTACCATGATCTATGACATCATCAGAAATCAGAAATATATTGACAACGGTTGGACTATTGTTGTAGTTGCTCCTCGTATTCTTCTTGCAGAACAACTCTGCAAAGAGTTTCTTGAGGAGATTGATCCTATTGATAATCATGTGCATGTGATGCACGTTCACAGTGGTGAGACTCATCACTACAGTACCACTAATCCCGAGAAGATTCACGTCTTCAACAACACGGCCCGTGCATTTGGTGAGAACGTCATCATCTTCACCACCTATCATTCTCTGAACCGTATTCAACAGGCTGATATTGATGTAGATACCATTTACTTTG